TTAAAAACCTGCTTACTGGTTATCTGGTCTGCGCCTTGACGGTGCTTCTGGTTTCCGGATGGTTTCAGCGCCTTCGGGGTTCCGCTGATTCAGCAAGGTCTCACTCAAGCATTCGCATCACGCACCAACCAGTTAACTTTCCCCCCTAGTGTCTCAGGCAACCAGCCTGACTGATGAGCGGCAGTATCCGCGAAACACACAGGGGAATACACAATGACTAACTTAATTACATGTTCACGTGAAGAAAAAATTGTCGCTGAAGAAAGCAAAGAATTTGGATTGCGAGATGCTCAAGGCAGAGTCATCGGATTCAGTTTTTTGGTTTGGCAGTTTGACTACACCAAAGACGAGAATGCGGAATGGTCAAAGCGGTGTTGGGTCAGACCTGAAGATTTCGTTCCAAGGGATTTTACAGTGTTTCTGAGAAATGAACGGAACGGTGAAAGATTCGGACAAGCACCTCGCGCCAAATCATTTAAAACACCTCAAGAAGCCATCGCGTACGGCAACAAAAAAATGGCTGAAGCAGAACGCAAAGTCATCAAGAAAATCAGAAAGCTGATTGAAAGCGCATAAGTCGAAACCGCCTCCGGGCGGTCTGTGGGATCACGCCCTACCCACACTGATGAGACAGGGCAACACACAGGGGAATACACATGGAACTATTAATCATTCTTTCATTTAGCGCGGCTTTCGCATTTGGCACTCTCAAGTTCTGGGAGGTGATCTGATGACTGGCGCAGAAGAAACCTTCTTGATCCTTTGGGGCATCACCATCCTTGCATGGGCGGTCCTACGGTCAACCGATTGGTACTAAGTCGAAACGGGCCTTGCCCGTCATCGTGGTGTGAGAGACCACGGTCTGATGAAGACATCTCAAACACAGGGGAATACAAAATGAAAAACTACATCAAGCTGACCAAAACTAAGTCTACAGAATGGCTTGGAAACGGCATGGGAACAGACTCAGCAGAATGGGTTGTCAAAGGCAACGAACACATCTCCGTTTTAAAAGTTGGAGGTCGGTGGCTTGCCAAAGACACATCGATACGCAATGCGGACGGCTTCACCAAAGTCATCGCCCGCGCTGATACCAAGCATGATCTAGTGCTTACCCTCAACCGAATTTACATTGCTGAGGGCATCACAACTGCATAAGTCGAAACGGGCTTCGGCCCGTCTGACCGGGGTTTACCTCCCGGCACTGATGAGACAGGTATCTCAACACAGGGGAAATACAATGGAAAATCTAATCCAAGCCAATTCATATGCATGTCAATACCGCAAAAAAGAGGGCCGCAAGTGGTCTGAATGGAAGACATCACAATGGATACCGATGCTTGAAGTTCAACGGGTGTCACATCCCGGTGGAACATTCGACGCTGAACCGAGTCCAGACGATGATTTCGACGTTGGGTATCTCAAAGCTGTCAACTGGCAGTTTCAAAATGAACATGCGTATCGAGGCCGTAAAGATATCGAGTTTCGATTTGTCGCTAAGCACTTCAAGGTGTTCGATAGATTCAAAGGCGATGAGGTCACATACACATGCAAGTACGTGACAGAAGAAACGGTTGAAATGGCATAGTCGAAACGCCCTCCGGGGCGTCTACAGGAATCTCACCCTACCTGTATTGATAAGACAGGGTGGCACATACAGGGGAAATATCATGGAAACACATGCAAACGTACTGCAAGTATCACGCGAACTGAACACACGTAATGGCAACCCACGTTGGATGCTATTGATCGGTAACAAGCCCGGCACAGCAGAGTGCTTTTACACACCCTGCAATGCCAATTGGGTGCAAGCGCATGACTGGCATGCCTTCGTTGGCCGTCGCGTCAAAGTCGATCACCGGCTGGTACGCGGCAAGCACACCATCGAACGTATACGCATTTGCCTTTGAGTCGAAACACACCTTCGGGTGTGTCGTCGGGAACCTCATCCTACCCGGCATGATTAGACAGGATGACACACACAGGGGAAGCATTATGAATCACATGAAAATCATTCAGCGTATCAAGGCGGCTCAGTATGAAACTTTCAAAAGTGTCATGCGTGACAGCAGGCCCAAGCGTAAAGTCTCTGCCCGCGTAGGTCTCAACAAATCTATGCTCAAGGAGTTCAAAGCCCGCATGGAGGAGCTTAACCAACCATGCTATTTCTGGACTGAATCGCATGCGGACTGGAGCGACAGTGTGCTGGCGAATGATCTAGAGACCAACGGCTTTCAGATTTACGTTAATTTCCCGTGGTATCCGAAAGGTGACCGCCGGGAAGCGCAGATGCACATGCATGCACAGCAACTGGTGCATGATCTTGAAGATGCCGGACTGACCGCTGTCTGGCATAGCAACCAAGGCCGTGCGATCGAGGTCATCATTGGTCTCGACAACAAAGCCACATCGGTTCTATCAATTCAGGTTGCTGAATTTGATGAGCTTTTTGCATAGACGAAACGCACCTCCGGGTGCGTCATCGGGAACCTTGCCTTACCCGATCTGACGATGTCAGGGCAATCACATAGGGGAAATACAATGGAAAATATTCTTAATGAAAAAGTATGCGGAATTCAGGCTGACCAACTGCTGTTCACAGCGCAGGTCATCAATGAATACTTCCAAGAATTGGACGACGATCACGATTTGAAGGCGTTCAGAAGACAGCACGGCATGGCTCATACAAGAGACAAGATCTCAGAGTTGGCTGTGTCATGCGAACAGGTCTACAACATGGTCAAGGATGAGCTTGATTATGATGAACCCTTCGACTGTGACTTTGTCCCAATGTTCATGGAAGAGTGCGTACTGCACACAGAGTTCATAGTGTTTGGTGATGAGCTAGAAAGCTCGACAAAATATTTGTTTGGGTTGCTCAAGCGTCACCACTTGAACCATCTTGCATAGTCGAAACCGGGTTCGCCCGGTCTACGGGATGTGACCTACCCGTATTGATAAGACAGGTCGCACATCAAGGGGAAATACAATATGAAGCACGCAATCGACGTTGAATATTCTGACGGCGGGACTGTCACTTTTTATGCTGAAAGCAAAAATGCGGCAGACGATTTCGCAGAACGCACAATGGAGAGCGGCCCTGCCGCACTATCAGCGATCGTTCGTACAATCGATCCGTCTGAAGACTTCGACTCAACCGAGGAGCAAACCAAGGGCGCTCAATGCGACCTTATTTTGGCATTCATGAAACGCAATGGTTCAATCACTCAGTGGGAATCCACGATGGAAATTGGCTGTATGCGATTGTCTGCTCGCATTTATGATCTGAGAGGAAGGGGATACAATATCACCTCGACCATGATTAAACATAACGGCAAACGATTTGCCCAATACAGGCTCAAGGACAATCCATGTTTGGATTCAAACTCAATCCGCTAGATGCGCTAGCGGATGCAAAATCAATCATGCTCCGCAATCATCTGAGCGTGATGCACATTAGCCGCACTCATCAGGGGTATCGTGCGGTTAGACCCAATCAAAAACACTTTGGAACAGTGATGGCGATCGTGTATCGTCACTCACTGACTATCTAACACACTCCCCTGTGTGTCTTCAGCCCGGTTCGCCGGGCTTTTTTTTGCCTGAAAGTTATCCACAGAATTTGAGACAGTGCATAGCACGTGCATTGAAAGTGTTTTGAATAAGAAAGTGTTTAGTAACACGTACATGCTTAACACGTACGTGTTCTGAACACGTACCCCTCCGGGACCGCAAGCGGAGCGTAATGCTTTTAGATTATTTGGTCAACCCTTCGCGAACGATTGCGCAAAATAATTCAAACGAAATTTCAGCCGCACAATTAAAATTGTCCCACTGATAAGCGTCCCAACCTAAGCCGCTCCAAGGGATGAAAACTCTGACCGGCTGTCTATCACCTTTCACAATCAAACATGGCGTTAGATCGACTCTCTGTGCCTGTGAGACACATTGCGCCCAGAACTTGTCTAATTTTCCGTGACTGATCACAGCGTATCGCTTGCACTCGATCGCGAACCCCGGCAAACCAATCAAATCGTGACCACCTTCTGCCGTCTGCATCAAATTGCGCTTGCAGTCGATGCCCAATTGATCACGCAACATGCCCGCAATCTGCCGTTCAAACGCGGCCCCCTTGTTTCTGCCATTGACACCGCTCACTTCGACCTCCGAATGTAGAAATCGTTTGGCTGTACCTCGCCCGCTGTGACCTCCAAAATGACCAGCATGTACTTCGTTTTCGGAATCATGAAGTCATCATCATCCAAGTCCATACACCATCTGCGAACCACAGAAGCATGAGAAGCCCCTATCATTTGAGCTAATGCCCGGTAGCTATACCCTCGTTTTTTGCGCCATTGATCTAGTGTCATTGTCCCATCCTGTTTCAGTCTGCGTCACGATGAATCAGACTTTTATCGATGGTTGACATGATACGTCAACAAGAATACGCTGACCAAGTATTTTTCTAAGACACTATATGTAAGCGTGGGATTTTGAAATTATGCAGGGAAGTTTTCGTGTACAAATGCGAGCGATGGTTGCGGCAATTAACGCAAACTTCGGCGCGTACACTACCGTACCTGAGATCAAACATTCCTTCGTGTATTACGGGGGGTCACATAGTTTCGCCAAGTTTTTCGATACTGCCTTAGAGAAATACCCCAGGCACATAGAGATCATTTATGACCGAGCGCCTGGGTGGTACACGAGCGTTATCGTGCATGTAAAAAAAGAAATCATTAGCAATTTGTGAGGTGAAATATGCATCAGTATTTAGATTTAATCAGGCACGCCACGGAGGACCACCACGTTGATCGGGTAGTCTCTGATATCCTAGGGGCTATCGGTCGTATCTGTGATTTAGTTGACAGAGGCGAACCCATTGCGTCAGTTGCTAAACGCTACAGCTTGACTGAAGCTAAGGTCCGTAAGTTGTACAGGATTCGCAACAATAGAATGCGGCTCGCGCTCCAAAACTTTTACCAAGAAGTGCTGGCTCCGGTGCAGGTGCAACCGACAGAGCGACACAACAGAAACGTGCGCAAGGTATCTGCAGGTAGCGCATCGTCAGCTAATAAACCAAGGCGGATGAAGTCCAAAGCATATGTTAGAAAGCTAATTGAAGAGCTTCATGGTACGGGGGTTCAGTCATGATCATCCCTGATTGGGCGAGACGCCACAATTATTTCTGGCATTCCAACATGAAGAACCGCGACCAAGCGAAAGTGTTCTTCGATAAATGCGTGGTCCGTCCTAAAGTAAGGGGCGCCTGGGAGGTCATCAAGAATCCGGACTCTGATAACGTGCAACAAGAACAGGCATGGGAAGTTATCTACCGGCTGGATCAAGGATACAATGGTTCAGACAATGCCAACATGCTATGCGGCAGGCTGGTTCAGTCTGCATGTGATGCAATCCTGCTTGAACGTAAAGACCCCGCAGAAGTTATGGCGTCTACTTATCAACAGTACATGAAGTACATCCCACGCGATTGGGATGACGGCATCGACGCCGCAAAGTGGACGCAGTATGAGACTGAGCTAGAGGGCGTGATACAGAGCGCACTAGCTGGTTTGCGGGAAGTGATGGCTGGCTCGGAGATCTTCGGAGAGACAGAGTTATACGGGGCACTGCCTGGGAATGAGCTTGGGCACAAGAACCTGCCTGACTATGCAGGAGTAGGTGACCTCAAAACTAAATGGTCTACCCGCAACTCACGGACTAAGAGTGGGTTCGCTAATAACAATTTACCCAAAGATCTGAGTGGTCGCTTCGATATTGCGAACGTCTATCAGGTCGCCGGTGGATGGGAGATCAATGGACGCAAGCCGGTGTGGCTACTATACGCAAACAAAGATGACTACAGAATCTTAAACCAAGATAACTGCGATCAATTGAAGCCAGAGTATCTGGAGGAAGTTGTGAAGCAGATAAGGCTGATGAATCGTATCACTGAGAATATGTTGAAGGCCGCAAGAACCCCTCACGAGTTGCTATCTTTGGTCTATCCCGATTGGGATAACCTAGGATGGAACGCTCCAGAGGGATATTTACAAGAAGCACGATCAATATGGAGCATCGAATAATGGAGACTAGAAAGAAGTGGGCTGACACAATGGCCCACGTTGCTGAACTGAACAAGACGCATGGCGTTACGCAGAAAGGCGGCAAGTTATACACGCAGGTTGTCCATCGAATGGAAGCATTGCGCGAACATCACGGGTTGGACGTTGGTGTCTCGACACAGATACTTATCGATGACGGCACTCGCGTCGTTGTTAAGGCGATCATCCATACTATTGACTCGCCCTCGGTCACTCTCGGCACAGGGCATGCAGAAGAATTGCGCGACGTAGGCTTAGTCAATAAGACTTCAGCCATAGAGAACTGCGAAACTTCTGCAATCGGTAGGGCGCTCAGTGCTATCGGTCTCAGCGGTGGGGAGTATGCCAGCGCAAATGAGCTTGATGGAGTCGGGCGCAAAGAGAAAGCAAAGGAGGAGAACAGCAAGCGCACAGCAAAACCTGCTCCAGTCGCGAACGTACGCACTGGCGCTGAACTGGCGGAGGACTACATTCGCCAGGTGAATAACATTCAGACACAAGGAGAACTGCAAGGGTGGCTGGCCGCAAACGCCAACAAACTTGAGCAGTTTGAAAAACAAAACAAAGCCAACGCGGAGTTAGTTAAAAATGCTGTCAAGGAGAGAGCGGGGAAGATTACTGAGTCCCCAGGAGAAGGAGAGGTTCCGAGTGATGGTGGGGCACCAGCCCCAAACGACGACCCAACCCCAGCCCCATTACCTAACCCAAACACAGAAGACGACATACCGTTCTAACAAAGGAGAGAGCATCATGCCAAGAGCGCAGATATCAAAAGCCGAAGTGAAACTTAAAGCCGACATGCCAGCTAACGAAACCTATCAGGTGCAGTGCTGGTTGCAATTGGATAACGGATGGGACGAAGCGTCCCGTCGCAGGAATCCGATGACCCCAGAGCAGGAGGCTATCGTTGATCAGATTCATAAACTGATGCATGACAACGGCATGCAACTACAGATGACAATCAAGAAGCGCATTCCTGGGGGTGATGTCAAAGCATTCCCGGCGACATGCTATGCAGACCTTTATGTGAATGAGCCGCAAGAGCGACAGCAACCGCAGGCTAGGAATCAAGGTGGGGACAATGGGTCAAGCTGGACATCACTGGCGTAAACTATTGAGGCAGGCGTGGATTGCAAACAGGATGGACATTCATAGGCTCGACATTGAACACAGGAAGAAGCCTCAGAATCAGTCAATATTCCTGCGCAACCCAGACGCTGTACTTAACACAGATAGTCGGAGCAAAAAATGAAGATGATTACAATCATGCTCATATGCGCCGCAGTGCAAGGATGCTCCGCTTTTAGCGGGGCGTCTAAGCCTACGAGCGAAACGCCAAATCAAACTTTGGTATTAGAGGACACGCTGTATGCGATGTCGAGATCAGAAACTATTGATGCTATCAAGGAGTGCGAGACATCAGGTCTCCGTGCCGTTCCGATATGGACAAAGAGAGCAATTAACGGAAGGCCTACATCGATCGTAGTAGATGTAACCTGCGCCCCTAGATGGATGCGCTAACCTTTGGCTTCATTCCGTTTGCTGATAGCCCTTGCTGTTGCACGGGCGTCAGCTTTGCTTGATGCTCCCCAGGCTCTGAGTGACAAGAGCAATCTTGTTGGCTCACCGTTCTTCTTTTCCGGCCCCTTCATGTTGCCCATCCTTGCAAGGAAGCTAGCGCGACGCGGGTTGTCACCTTTCTTTACGGGCGCCTTTAGGGTGCCACCCTTATAAGAGTCCCGTCCCTTTTGGTTCAGCCCACCCTTTGGGTTCTTGCCTTCCTTGCGAGTCCATGCAGGAGAGCTAGCCATTGTCCTTATCCTTCTTCTTAAACCCGCCGGTCTTGCGCCGCATCATAGAGTAAGTCTTATCGCTAATCGTTGACTCACTCGCAGGGCGCGATGTGCCTTTCTTCTTGCGCTTATTCATGTTCTCGTAAAGACTCATGTCAAACCTCCAGCGTATCTTCAACCATTGCAGTCGCCAGGCGTGTAGCTCGCTGTCCTACTTGGTCTGCCCAACGACTATTCAACATTTCTGACGCACAGTCTTCCCACCGCTCATCTTGTGCCGCGGCGATAGCGTTTTTAAAATTCAGGAAGCGACTGATGCCGAGATTGAATACCATATCAACTAGGACTCTCTGGCGTACTTCGCTCAGGTCCCTCCACCACGGGAGGTTGTCGTCCAGTTCCTTGGTCACTCTCAGTATGTCGTTGTCCAAAAGG